GGTCGTTGTCGGGCATCGCGCCCTCTCTTTCCTCGGGTCCTCCCTCGCCCATCGCGGGCAAGGCTGGCATTCGAGCTCGGTATCGCGCCGAGCTGTTGAGCGCGACATTAGACACGGCTAGCGCCGTTGGACGCGGATACCTACCGGCGGAGGAGCTCGTCGACGACGGCCTCGCGGGCCTCGTCGACGTTGCCGAGCATGTCGTCGGGGACGAGGTCGTCGACACTTGGGGCGCCTGGTAGTGGTGGTGCGTAGCGGCGGAGCCGGCCGTATTTCGTGGCCTGCCATTCGGCGATGGTGTCGGGGGATACTCGGCCGGCTGGCCGGGCGCCGACCTGGCGGTCAATCGGACCAGGGGATACGGGCATACTCTGGAACCTTCTCTCCGGCGTTGTGAGCGGTCGTAACAATACGGGTGTAGAGCTCCTCGTAGGAGGTGCCGGGTTCGTCGAGGTTGTAAGGGACGAGCTCGGCGAGACGGTCGGCGGCGTCGGCGGGTAGTTCGTCGGGGTAGTTGCGGAGACCGTATTCGAGGTCGCGGACCTCCTCCTCCCATGATTGGAAACTCATGTGATACGGCGACGGGCCGAGCTGCGGATTGGCGGCGTCGCCGAGGTAGTGGAGTGCCTCGTCGGCGAGCTGCGCACGGTCGACGGCGGCGATATGGCCGGCCGCCTCGAGGTCGTCGACGCCGATTACCTTGGAGACTTGGTAGCGGTCGCCGGAGACGCCGGGGAGGAGTGAGTCGACGTCGATACGGCCGGAGTAGGCGTCGAGCGACGGTAGTTTCCCTCGGCGGAGAGCGCCGGCCGCCTCGTAGGTGCGGGTCTGCTCGAGCCATAGATCCATCGCCTCGTCGACGCCGACATCGCGGCCGAGGACGTGTGAGATGGATTCGGCTATCTGATCGGGGGCGTAGAGCCGCTGATCGGTGTAGAACTGTCGGGAGAGCCGGGCGCGTTCGCGTGCTGAGACCTTCTCTAACCAGTCGTACTCGCCTCGGCGGAGGGTGGCACCCATACCGGAGCGGGCCGTTTTCAGCGGAGGCCGGGCGACCTGCCGGGCGTCCCAATGGTCGAGCGTCGCGAATGCGTCGGCCTGAACCTTGGTCGCCTCCTCGGCAATGACGCGACGAACGTCGCGGAGTCGAGCTCGAGCGACGAGGACCTCGTCGGCCGAGACGCCGTTCGCCTCGGCGACTCTGATGACGTCGGGATGGTCAACGGAGAGCGCTTTCGCCTCTGCTCTAGTTGCGGCCGCCTCGGCGGCGCGCCGTTCGGCTTTGCCGTTGAGTATCTCGGCTGCCCTGTTCGGCGCGATGTTCTTTCGGCCGGCGTAACGGAGTACCTCGGGACTGTCGGCGGAGTAGCGCGGCGGTTTCGCCGGCGGCGTGGTGGTGCCCAGCGGCGGCGGTGCCGGCGCCTCGACCGCCGGCGGTTTCGGCTGTTTCGTGGTGACTTTCGCCGGAGGTGGTGCCGGGGTCGACCGTAGCCGGTCGGCGTCGAGCTCGAGGCGGTGCTCGGCGGCGTGCGATGGTGCTACCGCGGTGTAGGCGTGGCGTTCGTCGACGAGTACCGGGCCCATCTCCGCGTGTTGGCGTATCGCCGGCGCCGGTGATGTGCGGCGGGCGATACCGGGGCCGAGGTCGACCTCGAGCCGTTTCGCTGCGGCGGCGAGCTCGCGCCGGGCGTCGAGATATGCGAGCGCGGTCGGGCCGCCGTTCGCCTCGACGTAGCGGCGTTCGGCCTCTGCGATTGGTAGCGGCCGCTCGGGGATTGTCTGCCCTGGGCGTAGCGCACCGGGCCGGCGGCCGGTCGGGACGGTTTCGAGGACGGCGAGGTCGGCTTCGGCGCGCCGTACTGCTTCGTTGGCGTTGTCGATACGAACCTCGAGTCGGCCCTGCCGGCCGGGGTTCGGTTCGCCGGCGAGCTCGAGGCGGAGCTGCTCTCGGCGGTCGAGTGCCGCCTGCCGTTCGGCCGCCGCTTTCGCTCGGCGCGCGGTGACTGTTTCGGCGGTGCGTTTGCGGCCGGCGGAGTGCCGGTCGATTGCACCGGAGCGTTTGAGCTCGGTATAGAGCTCCCGATTTACAACGCGGCCGTAATCGGTGCCGGCGACGATCGGCGCTACTCGACAATCACACCGGGTATGGATTGGCATGAGCTCGGCGGAGTGGTAGCGCTGCGTCGACGCGATCATGCAGAGGGTACAACTAGCGCCGGTAAGCGTTCGCCGGTAGCCGTCGACGGCCGGTTCCCTACTCATGCTGTCGGTTGCGGCCTTTCGGTGGGCGAGGCCGACATCGCCTTCGGCCATTCGGCCGGCGCGGTCGCCGGCCTGAGCGTTCGCGGTTTCATACGGTTTGCCGGCGGCGAGTAGTCGGCGGAGCTCGACGGCCGGCCGGCGGTAGACGTCGAGGCCTGGCACATTGCGGAGCTCGTCGATGAGGTAGCGCGAAAGGTCGAGGCCGTTGCCGGCGGCGTCGATACCGGCGGCGCCGACGGGTGTACCGGTGACTGTGGAGACGTATTCGGCGATGTAGGCGTCGACGAGGACGGCCGTGTCGGTCGTGGCGGCGTTGATAGTGTCGACGGCCGCCTCGGCGAACGCTAACGCGCGCTGTTCGTCGGGGCCGCCGAGCTCGAGCCAGAGCTGCTCGACCTCGTCTCCAATCGCGAGGCGTATCGCGTCGTAGGAGGTGCCGTAGGTGTTGAGGAGGTCCTCGATACTCATAGCGGCCTAGGGTGCGGCGGTGGCGAGCTCCTGGGCGCCGTTGGGCGTCGAGGCGTCCTGTGCCGGTACGGGCGCCGGCGGTGGTGGTGCTGGTGGTGCCGGCGGGCGGGCGGCGGCGGAGGCGAGCGTCGCGCGGGCCGCCTGGCCTCTCCACCGGGCGATTTCCTGCTGTGAAGCGCCGTACCGTTCCCATAGTGCCTCATTCGGTACGCCGAGGGTGCCCAGCTTGACGAGCGCGTCGACGAGCTCGCCGAGGCCTTTCGATTCTGGATCACGCCATATCACCTCGAGCGACTGGTCGGCGGCGCGGGCGTCCTGGCGGGCGGTGAGGCCGAGCCGGATTACGTCCTCCCATGATTCGCCGAACGTAAGTTGTCGAGCTCGAACCTTGGCAACTAGACCGGTTTCGGTGGCCTTGAGCGATTCGCCGGAGGGGAACGCGCCGGATTGGCCTAGGAGGTAGTGCGGTGGGGTACGCGAGATAGCGGCGAGATGCTGGATGTCTCCCTCGACGGCGTCGAGGTAGGGGCGTAGGTCCGTTGTGCCGAACTCGCCGAACTTTACGCCGGGGTCCTCCGCCATCCAGAGACGGTCGACGGCGGCGCGGAACGGTTCGATAGGCCTCGACGTGTCGGGGTCGACGGGAATATCCATACCTGTTACCCATCGCTGCCGGAATGCTGAGAACCGGCCGGCGGTGAGCCGCCCGAAAATGGTCTCGTTGATTCGATCCTGAATGTCGGTGATACCGCCGGCGAGCTCGGAGATACCGGGACCGATCATTCGCCGTTTGTTGAGGAATGGGACGACGGGAACGGCGCCGAGCACGTTCTCGAAGTACCACGCGGGGTCGCCGTCGTCGGTGTGCGGTAACCATTGCGAACCGTTGGCCGGCCGTTCCCATTTGTAGACCATGGCCGGCGTAGCGCCATCGGCCGCGGTCCAGAGTGTCGCGTATTGTTCGTCGTCGTCGGTGTAGACCTTGAGCGCGCCGCGCCGTTTGCGCCGGTCGCCGGGCTCGAGGTCGACGTAGACCTCGGTCGGGTGTTCGGTCGTGATGGACGGTACGCCGGTCGGGTCCTCCGGGTTCGGCCATACGAGGACGGAGGCCGTGCCACCGATGAGCGCCTCAGTGTGGACGGCGCCATGTTCGGCGTCGAGGCTGTTCGACTGCCAGAGTGTGCCCCATATGTCGACATCGGCGGCGAGCTGATTACCGAACCGAACGCCGTCGACGATGAGCCGCTCGGCTACGGCGTCGACGATTAGTTCCATCCAGTTAGAGCGGGCGATGCGCATTAGCCGGAGATACTCGGAGCGGGCGCCGGGCGGGCTATCGGGTAGCGGGTGCTGGCCTGTGTAGTAGACGTTGTAGGTGGCGTGTTCGCGGGCCTGCTGCTCTAGCTTGGCGTAGAGCATGTCGCGGTACTGCTCGGGGGTGGGACTCATTCGGCGGCCTCCTATCGTCGACGAGCCTACGCCGACGGGGTGCTACCGGCGTGCCATCGTGACGCGAGGCCGGAGGTATTCGAGGCGTGATGATTCCATAGCCAGGTGATATCGGGCGTGTTCGCGGTGCCGGCGGAGCGCGCGATTGCGTCGAATAGCGGCGCGTCTTGTATTTCCCATGCGCCGGTATGTTCGGGGTCGGCGCCGAAACCTCCGGTAGCGAGAATGCCGCGTAAGAGCTCCTCGGTGCGTACTAGGTAGGTGATCGGGACGATGTGCGGGGCGGCCGGGTCATACGGGCGGCCGCGGTGCATCGGAAACGGATCGTGGCCGCCGAGGACCTCGAACCATCCCCAGACAAGGCCGGCGCCGGTTTCGGCGGCGAGGCCGAGGAGCCGGCGGAGATGGTGGGGGAGGAGCTCGTCGTCGTCGTCGAGAAACGCGGTCCATGTTGTCTGGACGTGGAGAGCTCCACGGTTGCGGGTTGCGGAGGCGCCTTCGCCGGCGATGTCTTGGACGATGACAACGGCGGCGGCCGGTAGCTCTTGGCGTGATACTGAACTCAACGCGCGGCCGAGCATTCGAGCTCGAGGCGGGATCGTTGGTATCACGACGGTTACGTCGGCGGGGAATGTCATCGGAGGGCTCTTTCGATACCGGTCTCGAGGTCGACTTTCGGTTCGTAGAATGTGTGGAGGAGCGATACGTCGGCGACGCGGTAGTCGACGCCGGCCGGTTGGTCGAGGTGGTGGTCGAGCTCGGGCCGGTAGCCGACCGCTGACGCGACCATTTCGGCTAGGTCGTCGAATGATGTCGGCCGGCCGGTGCCGATGTTTACCGGGACGTCGACGCCGAGCTCAACGAGGCGTAACACGGCGGCGACGACATCGTCAATATGGACGAAGTCGCGGACCTGTCTACCGGTGCCCCATATTGGGAACGGGTCGAGACCTCGACGAGCTCGGTCGATGAACGTCGGGAACGGGTAGTCGAGCGCCTGGTCGGGGCCGTAGCCGGAGAATGGGCGGACAACGGTTACGGCGAGACCTTCGCCGGCGGCGTCGAGCGCTAGGCGTTCGCCGACCAGTTTTACGAGGCCGTAGGTGTTGTCGGGGCGACCCATGTAGGCGGAGCTGTGATCTATCAGACCTTCGTCGAGATGGCGGGCGATTCCTTCGGATTGGTAGACGACGGGGTAGGCGGCCGAGCTCGAGAAGTAGACGACGCGACCGGGACGGGTCCGTAGCGCCCAGCGCCAGAGAGCCGAGTCGAGCTCGAGGTCGATAGCGGCGAGCTCGAGCGGTCGGCCTTCGATCATGGAGCGGCCGCCGACGACGGCGGCGGCGTGGATGACGAGGTCGAACCGTTGCGAACCGTTGCGGAATACGTCGAGGGCGTCGACGCCGTCGACGATGTCGACGCCGGTGACGTAGTAGCCGGCGGCGTCGAGGTGGTGGGCCATGTTGCGGCCGACGAAACCGGCGGAGCCGGTGACGAGCGCGCGGGGTACTCGGCCGTTCATGGCGCGAGTGTCGGCGTAGCCGCTAGCACGGTGAACATTCCGACGCGTTCTTGCCTAATCACGGTCCAGCCGGTCGATTCGAGGAGCTCGGCGTAGCCGGCCTCATCCCATGCCCATAGATGGTGTTCGTAGGCGCCGCCGTTCGTTTCGGTCCACGGTGACGACGCGACGAGCGCGCCTACTGGTGGTGCCGCCGCTAGTTGCCGGAGAAGCTGGTGCGGGTCGACGAGATGCTCGAGCATTTCGGTACACACCGCGATGACTCGGCGGGTGGTGGTGGGGTGCGCGGGACAAGCTCTGCGGAATCCTCGGGTAAGGCCGGCGGCGGCGAGCTCGAGGACGTCGCCGTAGCGGACGGAGACGCCGCGTTCGGCGGCGCCGATGATGTTCGACGGTTGTAGGTCGTAGCCGTAGGCGTCAATGTCGGGGAGGAGCTCGCCGAGGAGCTCGAGGAGACCGCCGTCGCCGGCGCCGAGGTCGATGATCGTGTGGAACCGTTCGCCGGCGGCGAGGTCGACGACGAACCGGGCGGCGGCGAGTAGCCGAGGCCGGTGGAGGTCCTGGTCGATATGTGGGGCGCGGTCTCGGTCTGCGTACCATTCGACGGTGGCGCATTCGGGAATGGTGCCGGGCGGATAGAGACGGATTTCGGTCATGTTCTGGGCTCCTCGGTGCTGGTGTTTGTGAGACATTCGACGGCGACGTCGAGGTCGAGCTCGACGTATCGGCGGAACCGTGATTCGTCGGCGGCGGAGAGGTCGGGGGCGTTGACCTCCCGGTAGAGCTCGTCCCATTCTGCACGGCCGGCTAACGGGTGCGCGTGTTCGATGATGACGTCGCCGAGGTAGGTGAGGGTGCCGAGGCGTTCGCCGAGGATTTTCCAGTAGTTATCGAGATAGAGGTGAACCATGCCGGGCGGGACCATGTAGCCGAGGGTGCGAGGGATGCGGGCGTCGAGGAACGCGGCGGTAGGGAGAGCTGGGCCCATCAGTAAGTCGTTGCCGTAGACAACGCCGAGCGGTTTCGCGTCGAGCGCCTCGACTAGCCGGCGGTCCCATTCGAGCGACCTCGGCCGGTGGTCGTCTCCCATGAACCCGACCGCCTGGTAGGAGGCGGCGAGACCGGGGGCTAACGCGTTGAGGGTGCCGCCGAGGCGGAGGCGGGGGCCGGCGACGAGGTCGGCGTAGTCGGGCATTTCGATATCGAGGTAGCCGCCGAGGTGCGGGTCGTCGAGGTCGACGGCGACTACGAGCTCGGCGTAGCCGCCGGCGGCGGTGGTCTCCCATGCGTCGAGGAGCTCGACGATGTTCGCGGGCCGTGAACGTGAGGGAACGAGAATGGCTAGCGGGGCGTTCATGCCGGAACCTTACGCGTGGCGTAGTTCTCTGCTGCGGTTTGCCATGCGTTCCACCAGCGGTCGGCGTGATCTTCGATTATCCATCGGCCGGCGACGCGGCGGCCGGCCTGCGCGAGCTCGCCGCGGTAATCGTCGTTCGTGATGAGGAGGTCGAGCTCGCGTTCCCAATCGCGGGGCCGGCCGGCGATACGGCCGGCGCCTTGCGCGACGAGGTCCCGATATTGGCCGGTTGGCGACGCGACGAACGGGACGCCGAGCGCCGCCCATTCGAGACCTTTGAGCCAGCTTTTGGCCTCGTTGAACGCGGAGAGCGCCAGGGGAACTATGCCGATGTCGAGCTCGGCCATTGCGCGCGAGTAGGCGCCGAGCGGTAGCCATCCGTTCGTATGTGCGAACCGTTGCCCATCGTAGAAGCTGAGATTCTTGACGATCCGCGGGTCGGTGGTCTCGACGTCGAGACCGGTGTCGGGGTCCGTGAAGTGAACGCGGCCGGCGCCGATGAGGTGAAAGGTAAGGTCATGCCGGCGGAGGACGCGGGCGACGGCGCCGCGGGTTACCTGTAGGTCTCGCGGGTGTGTGTCGACGGAACCGGACCAACCTAGGCGTAGGTCGTCGTGTTGGTCGGGGAGAACGTGAAGGTAGGCGCGGGGTATGTGATTTTCGATCACGACGACGCGGCCATGCCGGCCGTAGTGGGCGGCAAGCGCCGGCGTCGAGACGACGACTAGGTCGGCGA